ATGTTGTTTATGGTAAATACCAAGGTGATAAATTTTTTTACAAAGGTATTAGAATGTTAATTTTATACGATGATCAAATACTTATGGTTATACCTGATCCAGCAGATTTAGATTCTCAGTTGGATATAAGTAAGTCATAATGTATAATTAGTCAATTGACGTAAACGTAACTCGTAACTGCGGAGAAAAAATGAACGAAGAAAACACAAAAACACAAGACGACGGCTATGAAGAAATAGACGTTTCAAAACCCCAACAACAAGAACCAGAAAAAAACTACGAGATTGAGGAAGAGACTGAACAGCCTCAAGTAGAAACTAAAAAAGAAGAAACCACTGAGGAATCTAAAGAACCAGAGGAATTAGATGGTATTAATACTGCTGGTGCTGAAAAAAGAATAAGACAACTAATTAAACAACGTAAAGAAAGAGAAGAGCAGCTTGAGGCTCAACAACAACAGATTGCTGACTTACAAGCACAACTTCAAAACTCAACACAAAAAGTCCAAGAAACAGAAAAAGCTAGTTTAGTTAGTTATGAGAATCAACTTAAAGAAAAACTTAAACTTGCCGAAGAGGGATACAAAAATGCTTATGACTCTGGTGATAAAGATAAACTGTTAGAGGCACAGAAAGCAATTGCTGATGCAACTACGGAACTTAGAATGGTTGATGCTAAAAGATTTTATATAGAGGATCAAGCTAAAAAAACTGAGCCTAAACAAGTGGACAGTGGAGATAAAGAAACTCCTAGAGAAACTCAACAGAAACCTCAAAAACCTCCTAAACTACATAAGTTTGCAAGAGAGTGGATATCGGACAACAGTGAGTGGTATAATAAAGATAGAATCACTACACAAGCTGCACATATTATAAACGAAGATTTATTACAAGAGGGCTTTGATCCAGAGACAGAAGAGTTTTATACTGAGATAAGTAAAAGGCTAAAGAAAGAAATGCCTCATAAGTTTGGTCAGCAGGAAGAACCAACAAATAAACCTGCTCAAGTGGTGGCTGGAAAGTCACGTACTTCGGCCTCATCAAAAGGTAAGATAAGATTGTCACAAGAGGATCTTCGTCTTGCTAAAAAGATGGGAGTACCACTTGATGTGTATGCTAGAGAAAAAGCCAAGGTCGAGAAGGCCGGTGATGACTACACTACTGTAAATTCATAACGTGGATAAAGAAAGGTAATAATTGATATGACTGAACCAAAAACAAACAATGACGTAAAAGTTGCGACTCGTGCTTCGCAAACAACTTCTCGAACCCAAAGAGGTTCTTTTGAGAAGAAGAATTGGTTAAAAATACCGGACGAGGTTATCACTAGATTTAAACAAAGAGGACTTACTCTCCGTTGGATTCGTGTTTCCTTGAAAGGTACGTATGATGATCAGAATGTACAAGAGAAACAATATGAGGGTTGGGATTTTGTCCGACCTGAAGATGTTCCTGAAATGAGTACAGGTTTTCAAAACCAAGCTGTGGGTGGTCTCGGTAAACTTGTTATCCGTGGTGATGTAGCTTTAGCTGCCAATACTATTGAAAACAATGAGGGTTATAAAAAACATGTAAATGATTTTACACAAGCCCAAACTGATGCTATCAACAGACAACTCATGAGCAAAAACGATCCTCGAATGCCAATCACAAACAGCAGTCGATCAAAAGTTACCACAGGTAGACCAACACACTTTGATAAATAAAGGGTGTCGGTTAAACTTTAATGTAAACACTAACTTTTGAAGGAGGATGAGATGGCAACATCAAAAAATCTTAATGGACTCCAACCTTCTAGAATGCGTGGTGGTGGATACAACACGAGTGGTATGAATGAATACGATATTGCTAACGGCAATGATGTAAACATCTTCCAAGGCGATATAGTAAAAATCGTTGACGGTGCTATTCAAAAAGTATCAGCTACTGGCAATCTACAAGCTGGAGTTTTTATGGGTGTTAATTGGGTGGATCCAACTACTAAACAACCTACGTTTAGTAATTTTTATCCAGCAAACACTTCATCATCAACAGGAAAACCAAAAGCTTTAGTTCTCGATGATCCTAATGCTACATATATGGTTCAAGCTACGAGCACTGTTACAGATGCACAAATTGGCTTAAACTTTGATGTGACGTTAGGTTCTGGTTCAACTATCACTGGTATCTCTGGTTTCGGTATGAAAGGCGGAGCAGGAGATGAGGCTGCAAAAGCATTAAGAGTGCTTAGAAGGTCAACATTCCCAGGTGAAACTGCAACCGATGCGTTCCCAAGCTTTGAGGTTAAACTTAATCTACATAGAGATGACTACGGTAAAGGGTCAGTCGTTTCTATAACTGACTTATAGGAGGGAAATATTATGGCTATAAATAGAGGTAATATCGCAAAACAGCTCCTTCCTGGATTAAATGCAATCTTCGGAATGGAGTACGGCTCAATAGAGGATGAACACGTTCCTTTGTTTGAGATTGAAAACTCGGATAGAGCTTTTGAAGAAGAAGTTCTATTTACTGGATTCGGTGATGCACCAACTAAATCAGAAGGTGCCGCAGTACAGTATGATTCTGCTACAGAGTCATTCACCAGTCGTTATTCACATGATACAGTAGCTCTTGCTTTCGCAGTAACAGAAGAAGCTATGGAAGATAACTTGTACGATACTTTTGCTAAAGTACGTGCTAGAGGTCTTGCTAGAGCTATGGCTACAACAAAGCAAACTAAAGCTGCTAATGTGTTTAACAATGGTTTTAACACTGCGTTTCCAGGAGGGGATGGGCAACCATTTTTCTCAAACTCTCACCCTGTAGTGGGAGGCACTCAAGACAACCTATTAGCTGCTTCAGATCTTTCTGAAACAACTGTAGAAACTGCTTTGATTGCTATCCAATTAACTAAGGATGATAGAAACATCTTAACAGGTACTCGTACGGAATCGTTACATATTCCACCTGCCTTACAGTTTACTGCTGAGAAAATATTAGCAAGTACACTATCTACAACTCCTATTCATTTCGGTTTTGCCGCAAATGGATCTGGACCAACTAACAAAGATGGTGTAACAAACGTCAATGACGTTAATGCTATACGTTCTATGGGTATGCTGCCAAGGGGTTACTTTGTTAACCACAGATTTACGGATACAAATGCGTATTTCTTTAAAACGGATGTACCTAACGGAGCTAAAATGTTCGTAAGAGCACCATTAGCTACGAAGATGGAGCCAGACTTTGATACTGGTAACTTGAGATTTAAAGCTAGAGAAAGATATAGCTTTGGTTTCAGTGACTGGAGATCTTATTATGGTTCTTCTGGTTCAACCTAGAATGTAAATAGTAATGGGGGTCAGCGATGGCCCCTATTATTTTATTAAGGAATTAATTATGGCAACAAATATAAAAGCAATATTCGCAACATCTACATCTACGATAGATTCGGTTCCTGGTAGACTTAGGGGATACAGCTTAGTAAACGGCATGGCTTCAGCAACTGATATTGTGTTAAGGGATGGTGGTGCTGCTGGATCAATTATTATGAAACAAAGAATAATAGCCGGTGGTTCGTCTGATCAATACATTGAAGATGCGGGTATTCGTTACGAAACAAATCTGCACGTCACCATGAATGCAGGAGTTAGTGTAGCGGGAACATTCTTTGTAGGATAGCACATGGCTGTTCGTAAAAAGAAAAAGGGCATGGGCATAAAGTCTAGTGTTAAGTCAGGTAATTTCAGACCGACTAAACAAGGTGCCGGTATGACAGCTAAAGGTGTAGCTGCTTATCGTCGTGCTAATCCTGGATCTAAATTAAAAACTGCTGTTACGGGTAAAGTCGCAAAGGGTAGTAAAGCTGCGAAAAGAAGAAAGTCATTTTGTGCACGGTCTGCTGGCCAAGCTAAAATGCATAATATTAATTGTCGAAAGACACCAAACAAAAGAATTTGTCAAGCAAGGAGGAGATGGAAATGTTAGACATAAGTATGATATGGGAAAAAATAAAAGAAAAAGTTAAGTGCGCTACGTGTAATAGACACTGGTATATTATAGCAGCTATAGCTGTAGTCGCTTGGTGTTGGATTTGGTAATATGACCAACAAAGAATTAACTGATATTAAACTTGAATTGACTAGACACATAGAACGTGAGCAACAATTACGTGAAGATGTGTCTGAGTTAAAAACAGATATGGGTTGTGTTAAACGATCTATCTTTCAAGTTAAATGGTTAGTTATCGGAGCTGTGTGTGCTACAGTTGTTATGCAGTCAGGAGCATCAACAGTTATTGCAAAGATATTAGTAGGTATTTAATGTGGCAATAAGTCGTGCTAATATAAATGTACAAATAACAAGAGCACCGAGTAAGAAAAAGAAACGGAGGAAGAAATATGCAAGTAACAAAAAACGTAATAAGGTTTAATAGTTTAAACATTAAAATTCCTAAAGATACAAAAAGAGTGTGGGATTTATCAGAAAATAGATGGGGGTATCGATATGACAAAGTTATGTCCTAGAGGTAAAGCTGCTGCCAAACGTAAGTTCGCAGTCTACCCAAGTGCTTATGCAAACGCTTACGCATCAAAGATTTGTGCTGGTAAAATAAAAGATCCTAGTGGTAAGAAGAGAAAAGATTTTAGAGGACCAAAACCTAGTAAAGCTGGAGGAGGCACTATTAAATTAAAAGGTGGTGGAAAGGTTGCTCGTGGTTGTGGTATAGTAAAACGAAAAAAGAAAACTAAATACAGATAACATGACTAAAAAAAACTATTACACACAAAGACAATGGGACAGAGTTGTTGGTTATGGGAAAGTTCCAAAAGAGTATAAGTTAAAAAAACATCATGGCTAAAAAAGGTTTAAAAACATGGTTCAAAGAAAACTGGGTAGATATATCCACAGGTAAAAAGTGTGGCCGTAAATCAGCTAAGTCGTCAAAAAGAAAGTATCCAGTATGTCGTCCAAAGGCAGTAGCTGATAGAATGACAGCAGGACAGAAAGCTGCGGCTGTTAGAAGAAAAAGAGCTAAGACTAACGTAGGTCCAAAACCTACATCTATTCGTTACCCTATTAGTGCAAGTGGACGTAAACAGAGGGTTAAAACTAAACGAAGGAGATAGACGACGATGATTGATCCATTGACAGCTTTTGCAGCATTAAAAACTGCAAGTTCGGCTATATCCTCAGCTGTAAAAGCTGGTAGAGATTTAGGAACTCTCGTTGGTCCTATTACAAAACTAGCAAAAGCAGAAGCTGATTTAAGCTTTGCAGCAGAAAAGAAGGGTGGTATACTTGGAAAATTGACGGGAGCTGAGCAGACAGCAATTGAAGCTCACTTTCGGAAAGAGGAAGCCAAACGTATTCGTGATGAAATGCGTGAATTGTTTTTATTGTTTGGTTCTCCTGGACAGTGGGAAAGACTACAGGGTGAGATAGCTGCGGAAAGAGTTCGTAGAAAAAAAGCTTTAGAAGCAGAAGCTCATCGTAAACGTCGACTCAAAAATACAATTATTATAACTGTATCTATTGCGGCGGCGGTGATAATATTAACACTTGAAATAATGTACTTAAAAGGAGCACTATAAATGACTAAAGCAATGGAAGCTAAAATGAAAAAGATTATGGCTGAAAATCAAAAGTTAAAAGCTATGATGAAAAAGAAAAAAATGATGGGTGGTGGAAGAACTATGAAGTCATCCAAATACAAAGCAGCCGGTGGTGGTAAGATGCCTATGGTTATGAAAGATGGAAAAAAGATTCCAGCTTTTGCAGCCGATGGTAAAGGTAAAATGAAAGCTGGTGGTAAAACATCTAAATACCGTATGGCTGGGGGTGGAAAGACTTCCAAGTATCGTATGGCTGGTGGTGGTAAAACATCTAAATATAGAATGAAAGGTGGAGGTAAAACTTCCAAGTATCGAATGAAAGGTGGAGGTAAGACTTCTAAATATATGGCAAGAGGCGGTAGAGCTAGATAGTGGCATATACTATTTCTAACATCCCACACTTTAAGTGTTGGGTGAGGAAAGAGTTCACACATAACCACGAGAAATACCAAGGTGAGTTTTTACATGCTTTGGCTTTTGCAGTGTGCACTATTCCAGACCGTTGTTTAAGTTTTCAAGTTGTGTTTACAGGATGTGGCGAAGACCACCCCAATCCCCACGGTGGAGCTA